GCCTCAATGATGTGCAGCCTGCCAACCGCATTTATGCCGCCCGAATATGTGCGCGTCTTTTCCCCATAGGTATCTACCGCAGAATTTGAAGCGGTGTAGATGATGAGCGTTTCCCCTATCACGTTATCCCAAAGGGCTTCAAGGGCTGTTTTGTCTGGTGTTGCCATCAGTTTTCACCGCCTACTGCCACGCTGATTTTTTGCGGCACAAGGGCTTTAAGGCGCTCGTAGTTTGCAATGAGCGCGGAGGCTATTGTGTCGCCGTCGTTGTAGGTGAGCGAAACGTCGCCGTCTGTGTAGGACTTGACCGCGCCACCAGATGTGCTTGTCATGCTTGCGGCTGAAAGGGCTTTCATTGCTACGATGCAGGCTGCAAAGTCGCGTATCTGCCCTGGCACGCTATTTGTTCCCCAAGTGTATGTCACTGAGATATTCTCATGCCCTGCAGCTTCCCCTTCAATTTTTTGGATTGGGGCATTCAGGCATTCTATAACGCCTGCATTGGCATCCGCAATCCAAAAGTCCGTTCCGAGCGTAAGCGTCGCGCTATCAACAATAAGCTCCGAAATTGCCTGTATCGGGTAGTTGGTGAGCATGATGTAGGGTGTGCCGTCGCCGGAGTGCTTTTCTTCTGTTGAGGAATTTGATGAGAATTTGCGCCCAGAGTATTCGTTAATGAATTCTGTTGCCGTAGCAATCCACATCATCACGTCAAGTGTTGATGGTGTTGTGGCATCTGTATATATTGCGCCAGTGCATGCCTCCACGTCGCCAATTGAACAGTAGAAAATCGTAGCCTGAAATGGGTCGGATTTTTCGCTTTCAACATCAGTACCTTCATCGTAATAGGAGTACATGTACCAATCTGTTGATATGCCTTCCTCGTCTGTATAGACGGTATCCGTAATGTCAAGTGTGACAAGGAGTTGATAAGCGCCTGTTTCAGTTGCACATCTGTAAAGATTGCTATGCGTCCAGCCAGAGCCAGTCAGTGGTTTTTCCCAGAAAACGTCATTTCCCATAAAAATCACCTATGGATTTATCGCAACTCCGGGCGTTGGCCTTGCATTGCTCACCTTTATTGCTTGGCTATGACCTGCCTTGCCTGCCTCTTTGTCCGCGGATGCTTTTAATCCTTTCACTATTGAACCGGCAAATATGCTGCGAGTGGTGCGCGCTGCATGACCTATTTTTGGCTTCCCGCGAAGCTCAATAACTACAATCGGTTCATCTTCAAACGGCATTTTCTCACTCTATGTAAAGCTTGTATCTTGGGGATGTCCTTGTGCAGTTGTTTCCAGCATAGTCCATCCACGCCCAGATAAATTCTTCTTCTGTTGAAATCTCCCCCAGCGATTGGTTTGTCGTGTTGATTTTTATGCCATCCATGCATTTGTCGTGTCCGAGGGCAAGCGTCAGGTTGTAGCATGGCGCGATTGAAGCGTTTATGCGTGCTGACACTGGAAGAGGGGGGCTTCCTGCGTTGGAGTGCCTCACCCTATAGACCCCTGTTCCGCTTTCTGTTTGGTTTGTGGCTGGAAAACAAGTTGTCCCGTTCCAAGGAAGCGTTGCGAATGTGGCGTTTGTGTCAAAGGTGTGGGTGACTGTGATGTATGCGTCTGGGGCTTCGCCATACCAATCAACCCCTTCCTCGTATGCGGTTGCCGTGGTAATATTTTCCCTGAGAATATTGCCACTGCAAGACCATCTGGCATATCTTAGGACTGGGGGGGTGTTCAGAAGGCTTACTGTGAGAGTTAGCGTGGGAGGCTCCACTTCTTCATCTACAGGGCACTCTTCAAGTGAAAGGTTTGCATAGCCACCTCCGTCCCTTATTCTCCACAATGAGCCAGTCCCCATTACCCCCCCTTCGTGCGTCACGTTGTCTGGGAGAGCATAGACTATTATAAGCTGTGCGCCAACCACATTTCCGCTTTCAGCCATGCCCCAAGTCCCCCAGTTATCATCATAGACGTTTGCGCATGTTCTTGTCCTGTCCCAGTTTCCTGTGCAAGTGTATGAGCCTACCCCTTCAGCCGTGCATACGGGATTTCTTGCATTTTCGTCGTAGCAGAACGAGGTTGCCCCTGTTTCGTATATGGTGGGCTTTGGAAACAGGAAAAAGGCGGCGACGAGTGAAACGATAAACAGCGCAATTGCCGCGAGCGTAAAGCCTGCTTTGTCCTGCGCAACGCCGTCCATCATTTTCACTCACTCACTATGCCAGTGCGCGCCGCGCCCGCGCATGGCTTCGCAGTGCGCCCCATGACGCGCGGGTCGGCGTCAGGTCGTCTCCGGCTCAGTATATGTTCCCAATGCGCACCGTCACAATCTTGATGAGGATGTTGGTCGGCTTCGACATGTTGTAGACGTATGCTACCTTCGCTGGCGTCAGGCTTTCGTTGAAGTACATGATGCTGTCGTAGCCGACTGGGGCGTATTTGTTCGTTGCGGTGGAATAGCTGTAGTTGTAGCCGTCGCCGAAGTAGTTCGCCGCCCCGCTTGTCCAGTTGGCGAACTCCTGGTTCGTGTGGGCTCGGGTGTAGTTCAAGACCAGGGAGCCATTGACGAATATGCTCAGGTTCGTGGTGTTCCAAGCGACCGCGTAGTGCGTCCAGCCGGTCGTGTTGAACAGCCCGGCTGCGTTGGTGTATGTCTGGTTCCAGCTCGAGTTGTTCGTGGCGAGAACTACCATGAGCGTCGTGTTGTTGTATGCGATTATGGAGGTGTTGTTGACGTGGCTTGTGGGCGTGCCTCCGAGTGCCGCGCCCTTGTGCCACAGGTACCACGAAACGTTGGTCGGGATTGACGAGTTCGTGTAGAGCCAGAAGGCGATGGTGAAGTTCTTGTTGCTCGTGATGTTCATGGTTGAGCTGTCGTTCACGCGCATGAAGCTCGTGTTCGAGCCGTTGAGGAACGTGGCGTTGTAGATTTTCCCAGTCATCCAATTGGTGACGTAGGTGTTGTTGATGACAGCTGGCAGTTCGAGGGTGTCGGCCCCTATGGAGTTGGTGGTGCTGTTCCCGGTGCCTGCGTCAAGCTTCCACCAGTGCAGGACGTTCGCTGGCGTGAGGGAATAGCCTCCGGTCGAGTTATCGTTGCAGGTGATGTTCAGGTTGCCGTAGTTCGTGTAGTTTGCGGTGCTCCGGTTGAGGAACGTCACTCCTGCCGCCGTGGTATTGTGCGTCCATAGCGTGTTGTTTTCATTGTAGATTGAGCAGGTGAAGTCAGCCCCGGCTCGGTTCTCTATGCGCAGGTATTTGATTACCCCGTAGACGTTCGAGAACACGACCGTGGTGTTGTTGTATTGCCCGGTGAATATGTTCGCCTGGCGCATGTCGTAGCCTGCCCCGAAAAAGTCGGCGTTTGTGGTGACGTCGGCGCAGGCAATTGCGCCAAGCATTATGAGCGCGAAAAGCGCCGAGTTCCACTTCATTTTAATCCCCCCTTCAGTTGCTTCCCTCGAAATAAACGGTTATGTAGCCCGTGTCGGTCGTGGTGAGCGCAGCGAGCGTGCATGTCCCTGGCGTCGTCGTCCAGTTTATGGTGGCGCTTGCCCTGACCGTGGATGGCGTCCATGCCACAAACACCGTGCTCTTCGGGATTGTGATGTTCCCTCCGGTCGTCGGGTTGGTTGTCGCATACGAGTATACTTTGTAGGAGAGGCTGCCCAATACCCCGCGCGCCACGAGTGTGCTTGAGAATGCCATTGTTATCGCCTCAGAAGCCACCCTTGGCTATCACCATCACATACCCTGCATCGGATGCGGTCAGGCCGTTTAGGACGATGTCGCCTGCGGTCGACGTGAAGTTTATGGTCGCGCTCGCGCGGATCGTCGCAGGCGTCCACAGCACGTCGATTATTCCCTTGACGGTCGTGATGGTGTCGTTCGTGCCAGTCGCGCCGGTGTAGTTTATAACGGCGTAGCTCAGGTCGCCCATTACCCCAGTCTTCCTGACGGTGTATGCAAATGCCATTCTATCCCTCCTTCATGCCTATTTGTCCTTCCTTTTGCCGAGGATTTTCTCCTTCAGCTGCGGGTATTTCTCAGCCGCCTCCTTCACGACCGCCGCCGTGTACTGCTCGATGTTCTTTTTGTACCTCTCCGGCCATTTGTTCTCTGCCACAACGGAGAGCTCGTCGGGGTGCATCTTGAGGAGGCCTTCGGCATGGACGTCGTTCTTGACCAGCTCCATGCCGTCGCAGTTGGGGTTGGCATCGCCTGCAAAAAATGTGTATGTTGCATCCCCGACGCTGTACTGCACGGTTTCCCCGCGCTTCGTCTTCAATACCTTTGCCATCCGATCACCAACTGCTATTACCCCATCAAGCTGTAAAAGCCTTTATGCTATTACAGCCAAATCTCTGGCTTTTCCTTGAACATTGAACCTGCTGCAGTGCAGCTCCATTGAGCTGTACAGGAGGTACTCGTTGCCGAGCTTTGCGTGCGCCGGGTAGTTCACCAGGTTCGTCTGGGCGATTATTGGCGCCTGCAGCACCTTTATGCCGAGCACCGGCTCCTTGTAGACCGGGTCGTACTGCCCTGTGAGCAGGTAGAGGTTGCTTATGTCGCCGTTCGCCGTGACAGCGCCTGCGGGTGCGATGTACACTGGGCGCCCGTAGAGCGTCGCCATTTCCTTGCCGACGTTGATGCCCTGCCCCTTGCCGTCCGCAGTGGGGTTGGTCAGCCCGGTCGCTTCCGGCTGGACGTACCTCACCTGGCTGTCGTAGAGCAGCATGAGCTGCGCCCATGTGTCGCTGCCTGTGTACCAGAATTGGTCGGTCGGGACTGCGCCCGCGCGCACGGTCTGGTCAACGAGGCCCGCCACTATTTTCTTGGAGAGCGCCCTTGCCGTGCTGCTGTTGTGGTCGACGTATGCGTCGCACCAAGAAGCCGCAGCGTCCCTGTCCTGGCTGTAGATGTCCGCGTCGTTTGTGTGCACGTCTCCAGTGCAGTTGGCCACCTCAGCATAGGAGGACACGACCCTGTCTATGCTCTCGACGCTCGTGCTTGCGACGGTCGTCACGTCCTCGTTGAGCTTGGCGTTGATGAGGTACATGAAGTTCTGCTTCGCGTACTCAAGCTCGTTCGCCACGTCCATGGCAATGTCGTCGTTCTTGGTCGCAAGAAGCCTCATCCTCTCGGAGATTTCTATTGCGAGCGCCTGCTCCTTGGTGCCGACGGTGACCTCAAGGGTGTCCGATGCCACGCTGTCTGGCACCGCCCCGTTTTCCGAGACCGCGACGGTGGCTTCCGAGCCTCCGGCGCTTGTCACATAGCGGGATTTCCTCACCCTGAAGCCGGAGCGCGAATACGCGAACTTCGGGAGCGCCCCGAACAGCACGCTGCTTGTCTGCAGCTGCTGGAAGAGCGCCGCGCCGAACACCGCGTTGTAGCGGCCTCCGTCGGGCGAGCTCGTCGTGTGCGGCAGGTCAGTCTTCGCCATGTCGGCTGACGTTATGCCCTGGTATTGCTTTTCCCACAGCTCGTTGTAGAGCCGAAGGTTTTCACCACTCATTCCCATGTTTTTACCTCCTGTTTAGCTCCGCAACGCGCCGGGTTTCGTGAAGTATTCCTTCACAAAGTCCAACGTGTCGAGCTTTGCTCCCTTCATTATTTCTGCCGGGGTCGGCAGTTTCGTGTTCTTCCCCGCATGCTTTTCGGGGTTGAATGGCATCTCGTTGACCGGAGGGCGGGGCGTTGAAGCGGGTTCGGCGGACTTCTGCATGTCCGCGACGGCCGCCTTGCCCATGTCCTCCTTCTTTTCCTCCTCCGTCTTTTCCTTTGGCTTTTCCTCTGCTTTTGCCGATTCGGGCGTCTTTGGCTCCTCTGGTTTGGCAGGAGCTTCGGGCTTCACCGCCTCGGCTGGCTTTTCCTCCTTGACGGGCGCGGTTTCCTTCACAGGGGCTGCCGCCGCGCTTGCCTCGGTCGCCTTCTGCATGAACTCGAGCACCTTCTGCATGTTGCTCTCTATTGACGCAAGCCTCGATTCGAAGTCTGGGGCATCCGGCTTTGGTGCCTCGCGCGCCTCCGGCGCCTTCTCGCGCGGGACTTCCGCTGGGGGCGTGTCCGACTTCTGCTCGGGCGCATGTTCCTCCTTCCCTTCCTTGGCTTCCTGGGCCTGCGCCGCCGGGGGCTCCTTCTTTTCGTCTGTGACCGTGACGGTTGCCTTTTCCATTTCGCTCTTGCCCATTTTCTCCCCCTCCACTGAGCGCATGATTGTGGCGCAATATGCCTTCGGGTCTTCCTTGTCCTTGTTTGCCGCGACGCACCCGGCAAAGTCTTTGTAGCCTGCAAACGGCTTTTCCATATCCGCCTTCCCCAGCTTCCCACGGTCTTCCACTATTTTGTCGATTGTTTCCTTGGGGAGTTCAGGGTGTTCCTTGGATTCTTTTTCCTTTTCTCCTCTTGGCGTGAGGTCGCTTTTGTTAAGATTGGCATCAATCCATTTCTTTGCGCCTTCGATGCCATTGGAATCTTCCCAAATAGCCATATTGGGATTCTTTGCACTATAAATTACATATTGAAACCTTGTTCTGAGCCATATCTCATGTCCCTTGTAATTGTGATACTCTTCAGACTTGTTCATCTTTTCCTTGGGGAGTTCAGGGTGTTCCTTGGATTCCTTCGCGCGCTCGGAGACGTCGGACTTTTGTGCATCCCATTCTTCTTGGATTTTGTCTTGCTGTTGGCTGCTTAATCCGTTCCAATGTTTCCTGAATAATCTCCATGCCATTTCGTTTGCATACTCGTCGGACATTTCTTCCTTCTTAAGCTCGCTCTTCGCCTTCGCGCGCTCGGAGACGTCGGACTTTTCCATTACGTCTTTGTAGCTTGTTTCTCTTTTGAATGCTTCCTCGTCTTCGACAATATTGTGTGTCCAGAACCTTTCCCACGCGTGGACGCGATTGTCGGCATCTGTGAAGTATTCCCTGCCGCGCCATTTTATGAAGTATTGTCCTTTTTTCATGTCGTCGCTCTTGTTGCTCATGTCCTCGTGAGTATCTTTCTTCATGTCGCTCTTTGCCATCGCAGCAACCTCCACAACCTTCGCTCCCGGGTTCGCTCCTTTTTTCGTGAGGGCTATCTCGCAGGGTGCAACCCATTCGAGGTCGCCGGGCTTGTTGCTCGATGACTGCCCCCCGATTGACGCCATGAGCGCGAGTTCCTGCAGCCCCCTCCATGCCTCGTCATCGAGCTGGAAGCCCCTGTAGATTTTCCCTGTGACGAGGCAGCCCGGCGCGTTGAACTCTGGGTGGGTGCCGAATTCGTAGTTGACCACCTCGCCCACGGCCTTATTGGTGTGCTCGAGGTGGAATGGCACAGTCCGCGTGAGCAGCTTTGGCACCACGCCCTTGAATATTTCTATTGGCACGCGCTGGCCCTGCGTGTCGTATACTTCCACGGTCGCCCATATTTTGAAAAGCCTATCCTCGGCGTTCACGATAGAAAAAGTTTCACTAATGGGTGCAGCAGAATCCTTGCGCATGAGCTTCTTTGCCCAATTACCTTTTTTAACACTCCTCGCCCCTCTGAATTCTTGAAAAGTAGATAACGCTCGTCCTTGTGCGCCGTATGATTTCCCTGATGACTATGCGCGTCCCTATGTCGAAGCCTTCGGTTGTCCCCTTCTGCACTGGCTTGCATACGTCGCCCTCCTTCCTCCTGACCGCGTAGTGCCTGACGCAGTGCCCGTTGTCCAGCTCCTCCTTCGTGAGCGGCAGGGTGTGGTTGATTTTCCGCCAGCTCATGAGAACACCCGCGCGGCAGTGCATCGGCATCTTGGATGTGGCGTCCATTCGTAGTCGAGGTTCTTGATGCCTGCCCTGACCTTCTCCTCGCGTATTATTTCCTTGAGCCGCTCGAGCGTCACCCCGTTCTTGGTGCGGTCGCCTATCCGTTCGCATATGGCGCAGCGGCGCTTGTCCCTGTTCACCACCCAGCGGTACTTCTCCCTTCCGTACGGGTCGCTCTCTTGGAAGTTTATCTCGCGCATCACGCCCTCGATTTCGTGGCTCTCTGTCTGGACTATGGTTTCGGCCTGCTGCGGGGGGAGGTCGTGCTTTTCCTCTATCCGCCTCGCCACCTTCGTGTAGCCCGTCTTCCTCTCAAGTCCGCCGAACACCATGCGCTGTATGTCGATGCTTATCTCGCGCGTGGTGTTGTCGAACGTGCGCCTCTTCGCCCTGAGCTTCGCAGCCGCGAGCCTCTGCGCGCGGGTGTAGAAAATCCTTGCCATCCTCAAGCCTGCGTCGCCTGCGGCTGTCCGTCAAGCCGGGAGGCGTTCGCCTGCGCGATTGCAGGCTGCGCCTGTGAAAAGCCAGGTGTGGGAGGTGAATCCTGCGCCGCCTCTTCTGGCTTGTCGGAATATTTGAACTTCCCGTCCGGGGTGAGTTCCACGAGGAAGCCCATGCGCTTCATCGCCTCGGCGTTCGCTGTTTCCTGGGCTTCGCGCTGCTTTTCAGCCATCTCGTCCTTCTCCTCCGGAGGCTTCAGTCGGTATTCCCAATCCGTAATCCCGAACTGCGCAAGCAGGAACGGGAACACCTTCTCGTTGTAGACTTTTTGCCCGCTTTCAATCGCCCGCGTGGTGACCGTGATTGTGAGCCCCTCGTTGTTCAGCCCCGAGCTTGTGGAGAGGTCTGCCTGGAAGATGGGCATCACGCCGAAGAGCGCGCCAATCGTCTGCTTGATTTCGGTGCGCGTCTCTATGTACTGCATCTCCTCGGGCGCCCTCATGAACTCTATGAACTTGGCGATTTCCCCGGTGTCGTTCTGGCTTGTCGGCATGAACATCGGGTATATGCCGTATGGGTCCTTCTGCGACCTGTCGAGGAAGGCCTCCCATTCCTTGGAGGCGCTGTCCACGTTGCTCGTCTTGAGGAGGAACAGCCCCTTGGGGGTCTTCTGCCCGTAGTAGGAGCGGTTCATCATATTGTCCATGGCGAGCAGAGTCTGCACCTTCTTGAGAATCGTGAGCGCCGGGGGGAAGCCATAGTAGAGCGTCTTCGTGTATTTGGTGAGGTGGATGCACTCGCCCGCGAAGTAGTAGACGGTGTTCTGCACGTTCCAGGTCTTGAAGTGCGCCGGGTAGAGCCGCCTGCCGCACTGCCCGCAGCGCGCCTTGCCGTTCTGCTCGTAGCCCCTGTGCTCTGGGCATACCATGCTCGGGAGCCCGTTCTCGAAGTTGTAGCCGGGGCGCCCCTGCATGTCCACTATTTTCCTCATATAGAGCGGGTCTGCGCGGAGCATCTCGACTATTTGCCCGCTCGTAATTTCGCCGTCCGGCCCGTAGAAGTACCTTTTCACCAGGACGAGGAATGCGTTGTCGAGCACCTCGAGGTCGGGCTCCATATGCTCGCAGACCTCAAGGAGCGGGTGCCCGTTCATGTTAGCCTTAACGAGGAATTCGTCGAATGTTGTCTTTTGCGAGGCATCCGGCTCGCGCATGCCGGTCGAGCCGCATGAGCATTTGTCCGGCTTTGCCTCGTATTCCTTGGAGCACGTCGCGCACTTCACCCCGAACTTCTCGTGCCATTCCCCGCCGTTGCGGAAAAGCTCTCGCTGTATGGTGCAGATTATGGTGCGGTAGGTGTCGCTCTGCTGCGCGTAGTCGTAGAGCTGCCCGAGCGCTGCTGTTTGGAAGAGCACCTCCTGGCTTTTCGTAACGGAGCTGCCCCATCCCCTTATTGGGCGGATTGCCGCAGACACCTTCTCGTCGATTGCGCGTGCCGCCTCATCCTTTGTCTGCACGAGAAAATTAAGGAAGCTGAATGCCATAGGTTGCCCCGCTATCTCGACCGCAATCTGTCCGAGGCTTTTATTCAGGCAAATTTTTTAAGCGTTTTGATTCCGGCGTTTATTGCATGCCCCTTGTTGCGGTCCTGACCTCGGTCATGCCGTAGTAGATTTCGAGATACGCCATTATGAGGAGCGAGTCGGCATAGTCCGGGCTCTTGCCTTCCGGGTCGACTATCTTCAGCTTGCGGTCGCTCCTGACCTCGTAAGTCCACGCGCGGAGCTGCAGCGTGTACGAGCTTGCCTGTGGGACGTTCCGCAGGTTGCCCGCCTTCATCATCTCGTTCATCCTGAACGCCGCCTCGGTCTTCAGGTTGTAGTGGCGCGCATCGTTCGCCTTGTTGCCGGATATGAATTGGTAGGTGTTGTATTTGAGCTCCTTCAGGCGGTCGTGCACCCCGGCCCCCATGCCCACGCAGTCCACGGCTATCCTCACCTTGTCAGCAGGGAATTCGTCCGCCATCTGAGTGACCGCGCCCGCCACCACCATGATGTCGCGCGTGTCCATCACCCTGTTCCGGATGAAGTCCACCCTGCGCCCACTCACCCCTCCCAGCGTGATGACGCTCCTGTCCCGGCCTCCGCGCGCGACGTCCACCCCTATGAGGTACTTGTCGTATTCGTTCTCCTGGCTTTTCTCGGCGCACTTGGCTATGGCCTCCTTGGTGAACACCGCCATCTCGACCTCGTCCGGGAATTCGGCGTCGAAGAGCACCTGGAATTCCAGGTCGGTGAGGTTGTTCCGCTGGTCGTCCACCGCCTCCTTGGTCATGCGCCCCGCGTCCACGCAGTCCTGCCAGCGGATGTGGATTTTCTCCCAATCCTCCGCGTTGTGGTGCTGGTAGAAGTGCCCGAGCGTCCACGGGTTGCCTATTTCGACAAGCTTGGCGTGCTCGCTTTCCACCAGCATGCGGTAGATTTTCGCGTAGCTCTCGTCGTCTATTTCGGCGCTTTCCTCCACTATCACGCAATCGTACGCCCACCCTGTAACGCCAAAGCCCCGGCTGGTCATGTCCACGCTCTTGATTTCTATGCTGCTGCCGTTCTTGAATGTGATGCGCTGCTTGCTGACCTCCTTGCGCAGGCGCTCGAGGCGCGTGAGCCCCTGGGTTTCCACCATGACGATCTGGTCGAAGGTCGGGTTGGAGGCGAGCAGGTCGGC